AGGCAAACATCTCATTGAATGTCTGTGCTTGAGGCATATTTTGCCATTGTGTTCCCTGTAAGGAAACGCCTGGGAATAAGTCCTCAAAAGTGACATTCTGCACAGGGCTGTAAGTGTAGGTCGGAGAAGTCCAATCTTCTGGAATCGGCACTTGTGCGAATCCTTGATTGGCAAATGTATTCCCACCGCTTCCAGTTACATCATTCAAACCTAGTGGGTCACCAGTTATGGCGTTGACCAAAAGACCAGCCCTTGCCGCATCTAAGCCCTGTTTTAAGGTTAGACCTTGGGCGGCGGCAGAAGTGGCAAATACTGGAGATGCTGAACTCGCCAAATCAATAGCGGCGGCATCCCATGCGGCATTTTGTGCAGCAATCTGTGCGGCTTGTTCAGCAGCTAATGTGGCGGCGGCTTGTTCTGCGGCGGCGGCAGCGGCGGCATCTGCAACAGCAACATCAGCGCCAGCAGCCATTGTCGCCCCGTCAGCGCTGATATAAGCGTTGATTTCTGGTGAATAGTAATAACCAGCAGCCAATAAAGCGGCGGTAGTCCATCCGCCAGGCAATTGCTCACGGATTGTTTGGTCTATTGATTTACCAACATCTTTGGCGGTATCAATAACATCCTGCCCAATATTTCCAGCGCCTTCAATCAGATTTGATGGGTTTAGTGGGCTTGATGCCCTAAAGGGATTTAATTTACCTAGTCCCATATTTTCACCCTGGTATTTCTACATTAGAAGTAATTCCTGCACCCACCTTCATGGCTTTCATTTGGGCTTCGGCTAAGAATTCCTCTTGTTTCAATTGGAGTTCTGCGGCAGATTTCTCACGCTCAAACTGGAGTTTGGCGGCTTCTTTCTCACGCATTAACTGAATCTCGGCAGCGGCTTTTTCTCTTGCCAACTGAATGTCAGCTTGAGCCTTGGCTTGTTGAGCCTGAATGTCCGCTTGAGTCTTAGCCATGTATGCCTGAACTTCTGGCGGCATTTGTGGCTGTTGTGGCGGTGGGTTAGAAAGTTGTTGGTCAAGCTCTGGAGTGATGGATTTATAGAACTCGGCAGAATCCTTAAATCCTGCGGCTTCCACCATCCGACCAAGAGTATTGCGGTATTGACCCATCGAAACCAGAGGATTGGCTGGCCCCATTGTCTGAAGCACTTGCTCTTGTTTGGCAAGAACCATGTTCAGCATAGCCATTTGCTCTTGGCGGTTACCAGCACCGAGGCCGACATTTATATCAACATCGTACTGATTCGACCACTCACGAGGGTCAAACTGGACATATTGACCACGCATCCGAACGATACGAGGTTTGTCTTGGTACTTACAGAGAAGATGGAGAATGCCTTGGAACAGCGACTTAACGCCAGTTTCAGCAAAGATTCGTGCAATCATCTCAATCTTGCCAGCGGCAGACTGTTGCATAGACGCAACAGCGGCGGCGGTCACATTCTGGAGAATAGACGGGTCAAGACCTTGGGAAGCCTCTGTAACACCTGTGCGCTTCTGTTGGATTGAATCCAAATATTGAAGCATCGGGAAGGCTTGAGCAGCCACGGGTTGAACAGCTAATTGCTGAACAGCGCCTTGAGACTTAATCCGAACCACACCGCCAGCGGTGGCAGTTAACAGGTCATCTAAGTTAACTTGTCCGTCAACAGCGGTCACACGGGCGTTATTCGTCAGATACAGGTTGTCAAGAATCTGTCGAGTGATAGTTGTCTTGATTAACTGCAAATCCATCGTTCTGTCAGCAAGAGATTCGCCAAAGAACTTGTGTGGAGTAGGAATCGGGCAGAGTGAGTGGAAAGGAATGTAGTCAGTTTCCTCATCGCTCAAAATCTCGTTTGAAGCATAAAAAACTTGACGCAGTTCAGCGATGCCATCACCATCAATATCGGCTGTGACATAACACTCAAAAACCTCGATTGTCTCCATTGACTCATCAACAGAGATTCCATCGTCAGGATTCTCGCCAGGCGCAACACGGGCTAAGTACTCAGGTGAGTAAGTCAGCGCACTAGAAGCCTGTAACCCATCCACAATGTCTTTATCAAAGCCCATTGCGATTAGGTCGCTACGAGTAATCAAACGGCGGTGAGCAACGAAAGGCGCATCCTTTGGGCTTTTCTTAGCTCTCTTGGAGATGAGGAATTCTTCAGGCGGCACATTCTCAACAACCACATGGCCTGATTTCTTCTTTTTCTGGACTGTGACGCTGTTTGATGAATACATCACAGGCTGACCCATCGGGTCAAGGACAGGATTGCCAGCAGGGTCAAGAACTGGATTCTCTACCACTTCTTTTTCGACCACTTCCATAGTCTCATCAGAAAGCAACATCGCTAACTCGTCATCAGACAAGTCACGATATTTCTCTTTGGTCACATCTTCTTTATCTTCCCAATAGGCTTTAACCACGCCAACCTTTTGTAAGAGAGCGTCTTTAAACCAATCGTGCATGATGATGAGGCCAGCGTTATCACGCATGAACACCCAATTACAGTATTCAGTCGCTTGCTTGGCTCCAGCTTCATCTTGTGGGCCACGAGGGTCGAAACGAACCACCTCATCGCTTGACGAGAAGATTCGGACTAATGGGGGAAGCGCACCATCTACGGCTTCAGCCACTTCGCCAGTAACGATTGAGGATTTACCTTCAACTTCGTTGCCAAGTGGTTGTCGTAAATAGAAAGATAGTGCGTCTGTGCGTTGCTGAGTTGTCTCAGTCTCTAGAAAACCAATCGAATTATCAATCTCCGATTCGATTATCGACTTCAGTTTGTCTTGGCTCATCTTTAACCTTTGGCGGTCTGCCCATCCGTGGGCGTTGCTCCGATTGTAGCGGTTTCGCCACATTTTCAAGCATTTCAATCCGCTTTTCAAGCTCAAGAATGGTTTGCTCCATTCGGGCTATTTTCTTTGCGTCAGCAATATCGCCTTGTTTTAAGAAATACATCAGATTACCCATTTCGGTGGTTGGTTGATAGATTTACCCCATGAAGAACCCTCATCGAGTCCAATCGCAAGATAGCGGAAAGCATCAGAGCCGTGGCTTGACCAATCGTGTAAAGGTCGGTCATAAAAGACTTTTCTCTTTTCGTCAAACTCACGGCGGTAGTTTCTCAGGCAGTCTAGCCCTTGTTTCACAGCAGGGACATTGAACCAGCACCTCGGTAAAAGGCGGCGAACAGCCTGAATCCCGTCATCTACGCTCATCCTTGAGGCGATACGGACATTTAGCCCTGCTTCCTGAAGAACCTCTAAGCGGCTCTTTCCAGACCCTAATTCCCTGACCTGCACATCATGGGGAAGGATATGCTCGGCACTTGCCCAATTGTTATCTCGCAACCAAGAAACATATTTATCCAGACCAACCCCATTGTTTTCGTAGTAGTCAACTAGACGAATCTCTGAACCAGCTATTTGCGCCACCCAGATAGCCGTTGAGTCACCCATACCCAAATCCCATGCGGTAATCGTGCGACAAAGGTCATCCCTCGGGATTTCCTGAATGTGATTCTTTGTCTCTAGGTCGTTCAGTATCTGTCCGTAATAAGACCCCTCTACGGCGGCGTTAAACGAACACTCAAACTCTTGGAGATACTTATCTTCGCCCATCTCGGACTTGGCAGCGTCTAATTCTGTCTGGGCAATTACCCCTGTTTGACTAGCCTTAAACTCCAAAAGCCCCCAACCATCCTCTGTTTCTGCCCTGTCTCTCAGGTCTTTAAAGTGGTTGTGTCCCTTCGGCGTTCCGATAAACAAACACCACCCCAATCTGTCAGCTAGTGCGGGTCGGATAATGTCAGTCCAAATCTTTGGGTTTTGGTCGCCAATCTCATCAAGAATCACCCCGTCAAAGTATTGACCCCGTAGCGCCTCTGGATTGTCTGAGCCATAAAGCTGGATTCGCCTTCCCCAGAAGTCAACCCTCAGTTCAGAGATGTTCTGAGTCCCACCCAAAGGAGTGGAATACTTAACCAGATAGTCCCAAGCCACCCGCTTTGCCTGTCCGTAGGTCGGAGCAATATAGGCGTAGCGAGGCGCTTCCTTTTGGTTCAGGACAGCATCCTTAATGATGTGGTTTATCGCAGAGACAGTCTTGCCCATCCTTCGATGTGCCACCACGACTGTAAACCGCTTGCTGTCGATTAGATCGTGGATTTTTGATTGTTGGTCTCTTGGGGCATAAGGTAATTGAATTACTTTTGCCATGAAACCTTCAACTCAATAGGAGCCTCTGCATCACCTGAAAGCTCAACAGAACTAAGGTCTGGAATAGATTTCTTTAGCAAAATCTCAATTGCTTTCATGCGGGTGGGCGGCAATTCTCCCTCACCATTAAGTGCATGATTTTGAAGAATATTTATTAATTGACTTACTTGAATTTTCTTGCGTACATCATTTTGATGTAGCTTGCCTATTGGCCTTCCTGCTTTACTCATTTTGTCCACCAATTCCTTTCGGCCTGTTGGTCTTGTTAAGATAACTTTAGTTCACCATTTCGTCTTGGCTGCCCAAAATGCCGCACTCATCTTACCCTTAGCGATATTCTCAGCGTGACGAGCCTTGAAAGACTTTCTACGGGCTTTATCAGCTTCGCTTTCGCCTTTCTTTGGTGGGCTACCTGTCACGCCTTGCTGTCCAAATCGAATCAATCTAACAGTCTCACCTTCCTTCGCAAGAACCGCATGGCTCTTGGTTGGGTGGTTAGGTGTTCTCTTGGGTTTGTTGTAACCAGAGAATGATTCGTTTCCTCGCTTCATGCTAGTTTCTCAACAGGGATAAAGACATTATCAGACCACACTCTCTCAGCGAAAAAGTAGCCCATTCGTTGAATCATTATAGCGATTTCAGCGTCATTCATGCCATTTTTGGCTAGTTTCTTCTGCTCAATAATGATAATCGGGCGGCTACGCATAATCGTATTTCTTGCGCCTCTGAGTGCGTTTTCCTCAAAACCTTCCACATCCAACTG